GTGAAGAGCGAGCATACCGTTCTGCCGGCTGATCCGGCCGATGATCAGGATTTCGACGCAACGTCGGCGGCCCTGGACCGGGGGCAGCGGGCGCGCCTGATTCGCAAAATCCGCACAGGGCTCGGCCTTTCGCAAGCTGAGTTCGCCAGCCGCTTTCGCGTTCCAGTCGGCACCTTGCGGGATTGGGAACAGGCGCGAGCGACGGCCCCGGACTTCGCGATAGCCTACATGCGGGTGATCGGCGCGCAGCCGGACATGGTGGCGAAGGCTGTAGCCTGACTTTTGCCTAGCCGAGTAGGCTGGCCTCGGCCGCCGCCATTTCATCGGCGTCGTCGGCCTTCGGGAACAGGTGCGAATAGCGGTCCATGGTCAATGCGATCGTGGAATGGCCCATGCGATCCTGCACCGTCTTCGGTGGCAGCGCGAGGCCGCCGTCTTCGCGCCTGTTGATGCACCACGATGCGAACCAATGCCGCAGGGCGTGCATCCCTGTGTATTTCGCGGCCAGCACCGGGAGGCCGTCCTCGTCCAGTTCGTCGGTCTCCACCGTCACGCCGGCTGCGATCCAAGCCGGCTGGAGGCCGCGTCGGACGATGTTGTTCAATTGTTCGACCTTGCCCGACCCATTTGGGAACACGAGGTCCAAGACAAAGATCGGTTCGCCGTCTGCGTTGCGCTTGCCCGTGGCGCGGCGCGGGCATTTGAGCTTCCATTCCCGAAGCGTGTTGATGACGATCGGCGGGGCAGGGACGGTGCGCTCGCCTGAAGAGGATTTGGGAGCGCCGATCTCGTTGAAGCGGTCGGCCCGCTGATGGACGCGGATTTCGCGGCGGTCCAGGTCCACGTCTTCCCAACGCAGGCCGCGCAGCTCGGATGCGCGCAGGCCGGTGAAGATTGCCGTAAGAAGCACAGGACGCCAGCGGCCTTCCAGCGCGCCGACGAGCGCCCTGATCTCGTCGCGGGTCGGAATGTCCACGCCGATCTTGAGCTTGCCCTTTTGCCGTCTCTCCTGCCGGCGCTCGCTCCCGCCGCGTCGGCCGCGCACGTCGCGAATCACATTGCGGTTCGTCAGGCCCCGCTCCTGGGCGTCCGCTAGGAGCGTTCCAAGAGACACCAGAACTTTCTTGATCATCGCCGGCGAGCGCCCGGCCGCGCGAAGCTGATCCTCGAATGCCCGAACGGCTGGTATTGTAAGGGTGGAAATCTTGGATGCGCCGATGAAAGGCCTGATGTGAAGCCGAAGATGGCCCTCGTAGCTGGCGTATGTGGTGCGCTCCAGCCCCGCTGCATCGACGCTCGCCAGCCAGAGGTTCCCGGCCGCCGCTATAGTCGTGCTCGCGCTATCGGCTACATGGACGCCCTGTCGAACCTCGACCGTGGCCGTAGCAGCGAAGGCGTCGGCCTGTTTCTTGAGCCGAAAGGTTTTGAGGCGGCGTTTGCCGGTGCCGTCCATATAGTCGACGACCCACGCGGTTTTCGTTTCGCCGGCCGGCGTCGTCCATTCTCGTTTGCGAACGCTCATGGAACATCCATTAAAAAGGTATGGGCTGTTGGCTTGCCGCATCACGGCGTTGCGTGGAAATCTTGTGGACCGTGTTGATCGTAAGGCGCGCCGGCGGCCGACCACCTCCGACACACGCGACCGGATCGGGAGCCTCAATCGGGGCCTGCGAGTTGGAGCGCTGGCCCCAATCCGTGTCGCGAAAACATCCAGACGTTCGCCCTCGGGCGTTCTGACATCGGCATTCCATAGGCGCCCGATCTCGGTCAGGGAGGGGTATCCTCGTCCGTGCGCATAGGGCGAATGTCCATGCTGCGTATCTAAGATATCTGGGAGAGAGACTGTCAGAGCATCGATGCAATATCCTAGCGAACCGACGAAAACCCGCGAACCCGCTGTAGAATGGGTTTTCGCCGGTTCGCCTAAGAACTTGGGCCTGATGTGTCGACCAGGTGAATCTTATAATCCAAGGCGGATGTGAACGGCCGGCCGTCGTGTGAAACAACGATTCCAGATGCGAACAGGACCCCGTACTCCGTCTCTTCCAAGCAGCCGCCGATACCGACGAACGGAATGGGTGATGCGATACCATGTTGGTCGATTGACCATGCTACGATCGGATAACTGGTGAAAAACTCGTTTACGTCCGCTCCGTGGTTGAACGGGAAGTTGGGCACTAGGGTTATTTCGCCTTGCGTGGCAGGTATCAGTTTCGGTCTTCCCCCCTTGATCCGAGCCGCGTCGTTGCGACGGATACGGTATCTGGCGTCATCCAGTGTTGTTACGACCGCCGGCTTGTGTGTGTCGTTTGGCGTGAAGACTGATCTAATTTGATTTTCTGCGATATGGACGGTGCCGTTATCGTCGGAAAATTCTAAGAAATGCATTTTATCTCCCTTTTAGTTAGTTTAATTGGTCTGCGAGGTCGTCGTAGTTCGTGGTTTCTTCCATACTATCATCGGCGATGTCCTCCCATTCTAGTGTTGATCCGATCCAGCCTTCGAACTGCGATCGGCAGTCCGGAAGGGTGGGAAACCGGTAAGTTGTCACCCGTCTGCCCGCGATCCGAGGGCGCGGCATGAGGAGCGTCGGGCAAAGTTCGACCAACTCCTTTCCAAGAGCTTCGGCGGAGACTTCGTTGCCCTCGTAGCGGCGAGTTCTCATCCATCTACCGTAAGCATCCCGCAGTTCGCTTTTGGTGACGGCGATCGGTTCATGAAACCAGCCCCGATCACCATCCAAAACCTCGAAATCCGGTTCGCCCGACTGGAGTATGTTGAACCACCAGAGCTTAACGTTCTTCAGTCCTTCCGTCTTCTGGACTGCCAGAGCGCTAGTGTTCGGTACGTCGCGGATGTCAAACTTCGAAAGATCGTAGTTCATCAGGAAATGCAGTAGTGCTGCCCGTCCTGTGCCGTTCATCTCATCTCGAATTGCGTCAAAGTATCTCTTGCGCTGCTGAGGCGTGGCTTTTCTAACGCTATATTTATCACTGGCATCTGAAACGAAATACCGCCGCTCATCCTCGGTGGCAGGGACAACCCATTTTTCATTTGAGGAAATGAAGAGCCGTAAAACGCTTCGAACGTGGAAACCGTTTAAGCCCTTGGGCTCGATGAAAACCTTTTCAGAGGTGATGAGGTGTTTGAGGGTGCCTTCAGCCTGCTTGTTGCCGGCCCAGAAGCCTTCTTCGACATGCAGCAAGAGTGCTTTTTCCTGATGCTGATTGAATCGACCGACAAGCTGATCTTGGTTAGCGATTTTAACGTGGTGGTTCGGAAACAGACTGCCGATATAGTCGCCTAATGTGTCCTTACCCGTTCCCTTCAAACCTCGCAGCACAACTGCCACGCCTGGCTTATCGGCCGGCCGTTGGATCATGTGCGCGAGCCAGCCGATGAAATAACTGTACGATTCCTCGTTACCATTGCAGAGCACCGTTCGGATATGGGCGAGGATCAGTTCGCACGACCCGCTTTCATCAGGCTCGACGGCGAACCCGCGCCAGTGGTTATACGCGCCCTCGACGTCCTCACCCGGCGAAAAGACCACGCCATTCGGATATTCGCGGCGCGCCTTATGGCGCAGCCATGCCTTTGTGACCGGCTCGGTTGCCTTCTCGGTGTTGACGCGATCGTTCTCATAGAAATTGTGGAGATCTCCGACCGTGCCGTAGGAAACGGTGCTGTCCCGGTTCTCCGTGATGATCACCGTCTTGCCGTTAATGAAGGCGACAGCGTGTTTGCGGTTGATGCGGGCGACCTTTGGCGGCACATGGCCGAGCGCGTGCTCCACGTTGGCCTTGTTGAGCTTCTGCTCGCGCTTCGAGATTTTGCGCTTCTCGGGTTCACCGCCCAGGAGTTCATCGAACATACCCGAAGGCTGGTCCGACTCTTCCTCACCGAGATCATCGAACTCGTTGTCGTCCAGGTTCTCGAATTCTGCCTCAAGCCGGGCTTCGCGAGCTGCGGTGACGAGAGTCGCCATCCGCACAGGCTTGTTCTTGCCCTTGAATGAGCGCCAGACGCGCTTCTGGTCGCGCTTGTCAAACTTGTCTGAGCGCTTCGAGAACTCGCACCAGAGCTCAAAGCCTTTGTCCGATCCGCCGAACTCGTGGTGAAGCGCCATGCCGACCGTGAGCCAGCCGTCGCGATCATCGCAATAGGTGGCGGCTGGGATGCCCGCGAGCGTGGCCCTGATCTCGTTTTCCGACAAACCGAGCGGCGCGCTGCGCTCATCACCGGCATCGGCCGGCCGGTCGTCCTCGCCAATGAGCTTTTCGATGCGCGGTGCGGCGATGAAGGGTCCGATGCCGAGGTCCAGCATCGAGAAATCGAACGGGCTCTCCCAACGATAGGGCTTGCCGGTGTCGGGATGAATGGAAGGGGGGATGGCAACCTGTTTGCCGGTCCCGAATAGCTCGATCTCCCAAGCCCAATGCGCCTTGCCGTCTGCACCGTTGATCTTGTCGGCGCTGTGCGCGAGCTTCTTCGAGGGGAACGGCTTATCGGTGATCAGATAGAAGTGTCGGCTGGCGCCGCCCGAGCCCGAGATGACGGTCGGCAGGTTCTTCCACTCGGGGAACATGGAACTGAGGCGCGCACGAGCCTCCTCGACGCGCTTGGGGTCGCGGATGTCCAAGTCGAGGACATGCAGATAGCCGCCGCCGACACGGGACCATTGGCCGAGCCGCAAGCCGACGTTCTCACCGGCCCGATATGACGCTTTGAGCTTATCAAGTGTCAAAACAGGCTTGGTGCTCCAATCGTCCCCGATGGGCCTCTTGGATTTCGGATGTAGGCGATGAATGGCGAACCCGGCGCTGACCAGGTGTCCAATGTCTTTGAGCATCACGACCTGCTGACTAGGTTACCCCTTGGCGGGCGGGGGCTCACGAAGGAGTAACCGCCAAGATGCGTTCAAACCCTGTGTGCGCCGATTGCGTACTCAGCTATGCGGTGAAAAAAGCCAACGGTCACGCCGTCATACCGGGATGCCGCAATCAGGTTCTCGACGACCTGCGCCAGATAGATCGGAGCTTCCTTCTCCCTCATCGCGCCAACGATGCGATCGGCGTAGCAATGTCCCGCCCTGTTGTCAGCGGACCAGTCATCCGATGCGGGGGGAAGTTCGAGCTGCGGAGAGACTGTGTTCGATAGGTCAATCATTTTAGGGACTCCGAATTCTAGGGATTGGGATAGGAATCCGACGTGGTCGGTTGCTCGGTATCGTACGTTAGTTTGCCGTGCTTGTTGGCTCGTCGAAGAAGGCGACGAGCTTCTCACGGGAAGCGACCCACCGCTCACCGACCTGCCGAGCGGGCAGCTGCCCTGCTGTGAGCATCGAATAGGTCTGCCGGTCAGTTCGACCGATGACCTTAGCGATCCCACTGATTCCCCAAACGAGATCTATGCTTTGATGTGCTTCCTTGGCCATCAATGTAACCCTACTTGAAGATAACACACGGTGTGTCATTGACTGTGTGTCATGGGTGGGGCATGGCGGTCAAGAGCAATTAGTGGCATTGGTGGGGCATGGCGCGAGAAGATTTGCATTTCCGGCTGCGAATACCGGAGTCTTTGAAAGAGCAAGTTGAGAAGGCTTCTCTTGAAAACCGAAGATCTATGACTGCCGAAATCATAGCTCGCCTGGAGGCAAGCTTCGAAGCGCCGCAAGAACTCGCTAGCCCCTATGAGGCCCTGATTCAGAAGATTCTTGATAGTGTCGAGACGAATATGAAATCGCGCATGGATACGATGTTTGAAGATCTGCTTGGCTCAGACTCAGAGCAGTCGGCCGTTAAAAAGCGCCGCGAGTAAACGCGAGCACCCTCGCACGATTTAGCAACTACTCTTCGATCCAGTGCCACGCACCGGTTTGTTGGCAGCCGGCGTTGATGTGGTGGTTTAGGCTCGCTTCAGATTAGCGGTTCGCCATTCTTTCCGACAGCCACGCTTGCACCTCGGCCTCGACCCAAAGCGAAGACGAACCCAACCTGATCGGTTTTGGAAATTGCCCATTTTTAGCGAGGCGGTACACGGTTGCGCGGCTTATCGGTACTATTTCGATAATGTCGCGCAGTCGTATGAACGTTACCTTGCTCGCCCAATCGTTGTTCGGTGTTCCGTTCGACATAATTCAACCCATTGTTGATTACATGGGATATCTCAAACGCGTTACTTTCTGAGTGTCATACATTGCCCAAATGGACGCAATAGCTCGATCTGAAGCGCAGTCAAGGTTCCAGCGCTGACCGCGCTTCGCGCCTTGACCAAATTTTCTTAATGGAATCAGAGATTTTCATAGTGGTCAGGGTGGTCAAGTTGGTTTTGGAAATTCGTATACACGCAATGGATAACGAATTTTTCTGATCGTCCGTTGTGACTTTTTCTATCCCATTGCGCATACGGAGAATGTACCCTGACCACTCTGACCTCCCTGACCATTCTTATTAAGTCATTGATATATAATGATATTAATGGTCAGGGTAAGAGGTTTTTGGTCAGTGAGGTCAGGGGTGCATCCTAAATTGTCCCAGCGTCGTGGAAACCATCTAAATTGCCAAGTAAAAAACGTAAATATAAAAAGATTTATATTCAACTTGATGGTATGAGTGTCGCATTCTAAATCGGGCTGAGAATACAGGGATCGTAAGACCGACAGGGCACCTCTACATTTGGAGACGCAGTTATGAGCGAGGCAGGTGTTCAGATTCGCGTCGGTGGTGGCGCGGGCTATGGTTCGAACCAAACGGTCGTTCGTTGCCGCACCGGCTCGTTCGAATGGCGGTACGCACGGCAGGGAAGCCCGCAGTATCACGCCGGGAGTGCCTTCGCGCGGGATTGGGAGCGCTCCGGCATCACGCTGCCGTCTGCCCTCATGGGCGGTGCTTCGATCGGCGGGGGTGGTGGATGGAAGGGATTGCCCGATGAGCGCGTGATGGCCCTCGATCGCGTTCTCACGACGACAAAGGCGCTCGGCGGCCCGATCACGCGCAGGCTCGTCGCCTATTGTGTGGAGGGTCTGACGCCGAAGGAAATAGCCAGGACTTACGGCGATGTCATCACGCCGAACGCGATGGCGAATATCCTCGACTGCGACTTGCTGGAACTCGTGCGGGTTGTGCAGTAAGTGGAAGTTGATAAGCCGCCGGTAGGCTTCAAGGCATCGGACAGGAACGCATAATGGCTTTTATCCCATCAGCCGATATGAATACGCAGAAGATTCTGAAAATATTCAGCTTCTATAACATCAAGCCAGGGGAAGCCCTGCCAACAAACGTATTCTCCTCGCGTGCTGCAGAGGTTGGTTTGAGCCATGAGGATATAGGCCCAGCGCTGGATGCTTGCGCTACACGGGGATGGACAAAAGATAAGGCGAATGGCGCCGTTGAATTGACGGAGGACGGATTTGCAGAAATCCAAAATTGATACGCTTGACCCTTTTCACATAAGCCCCTACAAGTATTGATAGTGTCAGGAACTATGAGAAGGGCTCGCTTCGGCGGGCCTTTTTGCGTTTTAGGGAGCGCGACATGCCCGCGATCACCTACGACCAGCAGCAGGGCATCCAGCTTGCCGACGTGGCTCCGCTTCCCGAGACAGGAACGGCCAAGCCCGGCAACATGACACTGGTCCCTCGCGCCGATCACCAGCACCCGCGCATCACGTCAGCCCAGACCGGAGCGCTGGATAATGCCGGCATGGCCACAATGATGTTCACCCGGACATTCACCGCCGAGCCCGCCGTGTCGATCCTCGCCGTGGAGAACAACACGAAGAGCCCGCCCGACTTCAAGGTGATGCAGTTTCTCGATGACCAGCAGCAGCCTTGGGTGGCGGGCAAGCTCTATGGAGGCGCGATCATCTACGGGACGCGGACTAGGGCGCTCCCCGGTGTCTCGGCCGTCCTCACGGATCTGCTGAAGCTCTCCGGCTATGTGCCGACCGAACCAGCGGCCGGTGTCCGCTTCTCCATCATCGCATTGCAGGCAAGCTAGGGCATGACACGGGTCAGCGAGTTCACCGAAGAGACGGGAGACATGATCTGCGAGCGGATCGCGAACGGGGAGAGCTTGCGGGCTATCTGCCGTGACCCTGACACGCCCGCGCAATCGACGGTGTTCAAATGGTTGGCTTCCAACGCGGCCTTTGCGGAGCAATACGCCCGCGCGCGCGAGGCCCAGGCCGACGCCCTGTTCGACGAGATCCTCGACATCGCCGATGACGGCCGAAACGACCTCATGGAAAAGTTCGACGCCGATGGCGCGCAACAGGGCTGGCGCGAGAATGGCGAGGTGCTGAAACGATCTGTCCTGCGGGTTGATGCTCGCAAATGGATGGCTGGCAAGCTCCAGCCGAAGAAATATGGCGATCGAAGCCAGATGGAGCTGATTGGCAAGGATGGCGGCCCGGTGGGTGTCGTGTTCCAGACCGTCTACGAGGCCGAGCCGAAGAAGTGATGCACGAGTTCCGGGTTCGCTGGTATCAGCGCCGCTTCCACGAGGCGCTGGTGAACCGCACCCACGACCGCCTTATGGCGATCTGGCATCGCCGGGCGGGCAAAGACGAAATCGTTCTGAACGCCATGCGGGAAATCGCGTGGAAAGACCCCGGCACCTATTGGCATTGCTTCCCCGAGTACAAGCAGGCCCGCAAGGCGATCTGGAACGGCGTGAATGGCCACACGGGAAAGCGCCGCATCTTCGAAGCCTTCCCGCCTGAGATCATCAAGCGGATGCAGGACGATGACATGTTCATCGAACTGACGAACGGGGCGACGTTTCAGCTGATCGGTTCTGATCGATACGACGCAACGGTAGGTGCCGGTCCCAAGGGCATCGCCTATTCCGAATGGGCGCTCTCCAACCCTTCCGCCTGGGCCTATCACTCGCCCATGATCCGCGAGACGAAAGGTTTCGCCGCCTTCATCACCACGCCGCGTGGCAACAATCACGCTAAGGCGATGCTGGATAAGGCTACGAGCAACCCATTGTGGTTCTCCGAAGTGCTCAGTATCCGCGACACCCGCGCGTTGACGGAAGCTGATCTGGGAGAGGCGCTGGAGGAATATCAGACGCTGCACGGTGAGGACTTAGGCCTCGCCATCTTCGAACAAGAATACGAGTGTTCGTTCTCTGGCGCGATGGTCGGCGCGTATTGGGGCTCGGAGATGAACCGGGCCGAGCGGGAAGGGCGCATCGGCCTTGTGCCGATCAACCCGCACCATCCCGTTCACACGGCATGGGACTTGGGCAAGGCGGTCAACAATCCGATCTGGTGCTTCCAGGTCTACGACGGCCGACCGCATGTCGTGGACTTCTACCGGCCGGACAGCGACGACCTTGCTCAGTGGTGCGCCTGGCTCGACGAGCGCGGTTATCACGGCACCGACTATGTGCCCCACGACATCATGGCGCCGGCCGGATGGGGCGTGAACCGCACTCGCTTCGACCTGCTGAAGTCGATGAAGCGGAACCCCAAGGTCGTGCCGATGGTGAGCGTGGCCGAGGGCATCCATGCCGGGCGCGAGACGATCAAGGTGGCCTATTTCGACGAGGGCCGATGCGGCGACGGGCTGGAAGGCCTGAAGAGCTATCGCCGGGAGTGGGACGACGAGCGAAAGACGTTCCGCGACAACCCGGTGAAGGATTGGGCCGAGCATATCGGCTCCAGCTTCCGCTATCTCGGCCTGTCGTGGAAGGACGCCGCTCCCGCCTACCAGCCGCCGACCAAGCCGAAGGATTTGGGCTACGTGGCCGGCGATGACGGCGTGATCCAGGGCAATCTGTCGGTGAGGGAGGCGGTGGACGCCATGGTGCGCCGGCGCAAAAGGCGCAGATGAAGGAAGCCGATCATGCTGAAGAATGTGGCCTACATATTTATCGCGACGCTAAGCGCCTGCGCGATGATCGATCTCGCCTCAACTGCGCTGACGGCGCCGACTGCTGAGGACAGGATCAGCGCTTTGGAAAAGCAAGTCAACGACTTGCGGCGATGCTTGCACCCTGCTGCCAGCTATTGCAGCCCAGACCCATGAAGACCAACCGGCCCGCGCTCTGCGGGCTTTTTCATTCGTGAGGATCACATGGCCGACATCGACGAACAGGCGTTCCAGAGCGTCTTGAAGCAGTTCCGTGGCGGTGAGCGCGCCTTGGCGGGCCGCCGCGCCTCCCTGCTGATCTACAGCGGCAAGAAGCCCAACACGAAGCTTCTCGACCGCTTCACCGAAGAGCTTCCCGAGATCGGCCGCTACCTGTCGAACGATGGGATCACGCCCCCGGCCGAGGACAACGGCGGAAACCCGCTGGCCGAAGACGCTGGCACGGTGGACCAGGGCAACAACGCCTCGAACGTCAGCGACGATCAGGCGAAGGACGAGCAGGCCGCGATCGATGAGCATGTCGGCGGCGAGCCCGAGGACAAGCTGAACCCGGAAGCGGCCGGGGTGGATGACGGCGCGGTGAAGACCGGCAAGTCCGGCCGCAAGAACTGATCGAGCGATGACATGCCCCGCCCGGCACTGGCGCCGGACAGGGCTTTTCTTTGAGGGGCCGCATGTCCAAGACCGCCGATAGCCAGACCGATCAGGGCCGCGCACTGCGAGACGAGGCGCGCAAATGGCTCGGCCGGATCGAAGACGCCGGGAAGCGCGAGAAGAACTGGCTGGAAGACGCGGCGAAGGCGACGGCGGCCTATACGGGTGAGCGGTCCACGGCCGAGAACACAGAAGCGCCCGGCTCCACGAACTACGATTTCAACATCCTCTTCGCGAACGTGGAGACGATCGTTCCGGCCGTCATCAACTCGGCCCCGGCCCCGGATGTGCGCCGCCGCTATGGCTCGGACGATCCTGTCGCCAAGGACTTCGCCGAGATGCTGGAGCGCGCGATCCGCGTTCAGGTCGATGACGGCAAGCTGCAAGTCGAGATGGAAGGCATGGCACAGGATGGCTTCCTGGCCGGGCGCGGCTTGATCCGTCTGCGCTTTCACAGCGATTTCGTGGATGCCGACACCGGCCGCGCGGAGATGGAAGAGCGCGACGAGGCGGCATCGGACGCGCCAGCCCCGGTAGAGCCGACTGAAGCCGCGCAGCAGTCCAACGAGCGCATCTCGTTCGAGGCGGTCAGCTGGCGGGACGCGAGGCATGGCCCGGCCCGGCGCTGGAGCGATGTGCCTTGGTGGGCCTTCCGCCATGCGATGCAGAAGGAGGACATCTCCGGGTTTGCCGACGCCGGCCTCGTGTCTTCCCAGGCCGAGCCGGGCGAGGTCGAAGAGGACGACGACGCCGACCGCATCGTCTGGGAGGTCTGGGACAAGCGGACGAAGCGCGTCCTGTTTATCTCGGCCGGGCAGGGCACCATTCTGAAGATGGTAGACGACCCGCTCGGGCTCTCGAATTTCTTCCCGATCGCGACGCCGGTTCAGCCCATCGAGGTCACGGGCCGGCTCATGCCGGTGAACCCGTTCTCGATCTACCGTAAGCTGGCCGACGAACTAGACATCACCACGCAGCGCATTCGCATGGTGACGAAGCAACTGCGCGTCAAAGGCTGGTATGGGGGCGACCAGACCGAGCTTCAGTCGCTTCTCGACGCTGACGACAACGAGTTCGTGCCGATCAAGGATTTCGAACAGTGGGCGCAGAACGGCGGGATCGCTGGCGCCATCGCGTTCTGGCCTGTCGAAAAGCTCGTCGTCGTCCTGGCCGAGCTCTACAAGAACCGTGACCTGACGAAGCAGGCCATCTACGAGATCACCGGCATTTCGGACATCGTGCGCGGCGCGTCCAAGGCGGCCGAGACGCTGGGCGCGCAGCAGATCAAGGCACAATGGGGTTCGCTGCGAATCCAGAAGATGCAGCGCATGATGGAGCGGGCCGCCCGCGACCTGTTCCTGATGATGGCCGAGATCATCCCGACGAAGTTCTCGCCGGCCACGCTCACCGCCATGACCGAAATCCAGATCGAGCCGACGCCTGAAGAGATGCAGCAGGCGCCCGCGCCGATGCCGCCTCAGCCGACCCCGCAGACCGGCCAGCCCGACCCGCAAGCGATGCAGGTGTTCCAGCAGGCGCGACAGGCCAAGCTCCAGCACCTCATGCAGCTGCAAGCCCTCATGCGCCAGCGCGTGGCGACCTACTATCGCATCGACGTGGAGACGGACTCGACGATCAAGGCCGACCTGACGCGCCAGAAGCAGGAGGCGACCGAGTTCATGACTGCCGCGTCGGGCTATTTCGCCGCTGTCGGCCCGCTGGTGCAGCAGGGCGCGCTGCCCATGAACGTCGCCGTCGAAATCTTCTCGTCCTTCTCCCGCATGTTCAACTTGGGCAAATCGGTCGAAGACGCGCTGGACGAGATGGTGGCGCAGGCGAAGGAAGCTGCCGGACAACCGAAGACCGATCCCGCTGCCGAGGCCGCGAAGGCCGAGCAGGAGGGCAAGGCGAAGCTGCTGTACGCCGACCTCCAGAACAGGGCGATCGACGGCCAGATCAAGCAGGCGACCGGTCAGGCCGACATCGCCGGCAAGCAGCTTGATCAGGACATCAAGCGCATGGACCTCCAGCTGAAGGGCCTCGACCTGGAGATCAAGCGCGCCGAACTCGGCCTGAAGCAGCGCCAGCTGATGACGCCGCCCGCGCCTCCCTCATTCGGTGGACCGGCGCCGGCTTGATCGGCGCGTTTTTCATTTCGGGTGGTGCGATGGCCGATCGGTATGTCTGGCGGGATGGGTGCTTTCGAGACCGGGCGACCGGCGAGCCGATGACGGTGCCGGACGGCCCGCTGGCGATCCCTCAGATGACGCCGGTCATGCCCGAATACACGAGCCCGATCGACGGGCGGACGATCACCACGCGGCATGAGCGCCGCGAGGATCTGAAGCGGAACAACTGCGTCGAAGCGGGCGACTTCAAGAGCCCGACCGGCGGCAAGATCAGGAACAAGGCCTTTGCCGCCAAGCGCGGGTTGCAGGTCAGCGAGGAGTTTCGATGAGCATTTCCCGAGTGATCTGCTGGAAGGCCAAGCCGCTCACCGAACTGAGCCGCGAAGAGTTGATCGAGGCGGTGGAGTTCTTGGCGAAGGACCATTTCGCCAACATTCAGCGTCGGACTGATCTCGCGCAAAACCATGAACTGCAGCGCCACGCGCTCGCCTCTCAGTTTGTGCCGAATCCGCAGGCCCAAGCAGGGTTGGGCACGATTTTTGAGCAGAGCGCCGGATTGGCTCGGGGTGGCGTCCGATGAGCGAGCTTCCCACGCATCTGACATGGGCTCGCCGAAAACTCATCATCGAGACGGCTCGGGACTCCGAGTTTTCCTCGGCGGACGTAGCGCTCATCTTCGGCGTGGCGACGGCTTTCGTCGAGGAGATCGTTCGCGCCGATATGGTCGCAGCTGCTCAGGCGGCAGCCAATTACGAGGCGCGGGAGCGCACTCGGCGGGAAATCGAGGCCGCTTGCCGTGCGAATGTTCGGCCGACTGAGGCCGAGGTGCAGGACTGGACGGCTGCCGAGCAGGCGCGTGCGGAAGCGAACATGCGCGTCGATATGGCCCGCCGGATAGCCCGCGCTCGCCAGGAAGAAGTCGACCTCAACCGCATCTACGACGAAATGGGCGGTACCGCTGAAGAAGGGGCGACAATCCAATGAGCGACGTTCAGGCCATCCAGACCGAGGCGGCGCCCGACTTCTCCGCGCTGAACGATGACGACGCGCTCGGTGCGGTCTGGGACCAGCTGGAGCGCGACAACGGCGCGGCGCGCGGCGACGACGGCAAGTTCACGTCCGGCGAGGGTGGTGACGAACCGGCCGGCGATGACGCTCAACCTGCTGCCGTAGAAGGCGAAGAGGGTGGTGACGACCAGACCGCGACCGAGACCCAGACGCCTGCCGTTGCTCTGCCGCCCAACTGGAACGGCATGGACGAGGACTGGAAGAAAATCCCGGCCGATGTTCAGGCGAAGATCGCCGCCCGCGACACCGAGCTTCACGCCCGCATGTCCGAGCAGGGTCGTCAGATCGGCGCGTTCAAGCCGTTCGTGGACGTGATCGAGAAGAACCGCGACCTGTTCGAGGGTCGCCAGATGGCGGACGGGCGCGCGGTGACGCCGACCTTCGCCGTGGACTTCCTGATGGGAGTGCAGCGCCAGCTGGACGCGGACCCCATCGGAACCCTGATCCAGATTGCTGACCGGTACGAGGCGCGCGACATGCTCGTTGCCGTCCTGACCGGCCAAGCCCGACTTCCTCCCGTACCGCAGCCCCAGGCCTCGGCCGGCGTGAAGCCCGCCGATGTTCAGGCGATGGTGCGGGAGACCTTGGACGCGGACCAGACGGCCCGCGCGGCGGAAGAGGAAATCAGCCGCTTGTCGAAGGACAAGCCGCTCTACGCTTCAATCGCCGAAGCGGACATGGTTCACTTCATCAGAATGGCGCGGTCCAAGCTCGGTGACGCCGCTTCGAACGAAGCCGTGTTCAACCGGGCCTATGACATGGCCGTAAACGCCGATCCCGACCTGAGGGCGAAAGCCGCAGCCGCCGCGAAACCGGCCGCTGCCGCGCCGGACCCGAGGCGGACGGCCGACGCTCGGCGCGCCGCCAGCGTCAACGTCACCTCAACATCCACCGGCAAGTCGCGAAACCTGACCGAGGACGAGCTTCTCGCCCAGGCGTTCGACGACGCTCAGAAGGACCGATAAACGATGGCGACCCCATCCGCAGTTTTCACGCAGATGGTCTCGACGACCATGCGCAATTCGGCAACCGACGTTGCCGACAACGTGAGCAAGCACAATGCTCTGCTCAACCGCCTGAAGAAGAAGGGCAACATCCGCACGCTGGATGGTGGCACGGAAATTCAGGTGCCGCTCGAATATGCCGAGAACCAGACCTATCAGCGGTATGGCGGCTACGACACCCTGAACACGAACGCCTCTGACATCATCACGTCGGCGAAGTTCGATTGGGCGCAGATCGCTCTGCATGTCGTGTCGTCCGGCCGCGAGCTTCGCCAGAACAGCGGCAAGTCCGCGATGGTCAATCTGGTGAAGTCCAAGAAGGCGAACGCGCTCAAGACCGCCGCCAACAACTTCGCCGTGGACATCTATTCCGACGCTTCGATGGCCTACCAGACCAACGGCCTCGCAAACATCGTTCAGTCGAACGGGCAGGGCACGGTCGGCGGTCTGGATGCGGCGACGTGGGCGTTCTGGCGCAACAAGTTCCGCGAGATCCCCGGAACCGACGCCTACACGAAGGACACGATCGTCGGCGAGATGAACCGCCTCTGGCTTCCGCTCAATCGTGGCGCGGACAAGCCGGACGTGATCGTCATGTCCCACGACTTCTACAGCGTCTTCGAAGCCTCGCAGCAGCAGCTGCAGCGCTATACCGACGCCGATCAGGCCCAGGCCGGCTTCACGGGGTTGAAGTACAAGACGGCCGACGTGATCTTCGACGACAACGCGAACTTCGCGACCAACGCGGAGAAGGCCTACTTCCTGAACACCGACTACCTGTACATCTTCCAGCACAAGGATGCGCAGTGGACGCAGGACGACGAGAAGCGCCCGATCAATCAGGACGCCATCGTGATCCCCTACTACTGGATGGGCAACATGGCCTGTTCGAACCGTTCGCTGCAGGGCGTCCTGCTCGACGCGGCATAAGGAGGCCGACATGACCGCTTTTGTTGGCGCCCAGCTGGGCGAGAAGTGGACGCAGGCGCAGCTGACCGGGGCCGAAAGCGGCTCCGTTCCGGGCATCGGCGACATCTACGTCAGCCACGACAACCGCCGCTATCGGTTCGTTCAGTACAATGCCGGCGTGAACGTGCCGGGCGTGAAGGGCAACGTCGCGGGCTTCTACGCCCCCGGCGGCGTCTCTACCGGCCTGACGAACGTCGTCACCTCCGACGTGTCGGAAACGGCCGGTCTCGGCGCGGGCATCCTGATGTCCGACGTGGCCTCGGGCGAATACTGCTGGATTCAGATTGGCGGTCTCGCCACGCTGACCCCGGCGCTCGTCTCCGGTGCCAGCGGCCAGTCGCTCGTCCTGTCCACGACCACGGACGGAACGCTGAAGGTCGCAGCCGCCGTGACGGACTCGGTGGTGGCCTATGCCGTGAACGCGGCGGGCAAGCAGGTGATGTGCTCCTTCCCGTACTGATCGGGGTCGCACACGACAGATGGAACGCAGGGCGGGCCTCCGGGTCCGCCCTTTTTCATTTCCGAGACAGGAGCGCCCGATGGCGAACGACGAAAAGCCCGTGATCCGGGTTCTGGGCTTCAAGACGACCTACGAGAAGCTGCCGAAGCACGGCACCGACCCGCTGAACGACACGGTGGACGACAAGGGCTTCCTGGTCGACGAGAAGGGCCGGCGCGTCATGGAGATGCAGCGGGAGGATTGGGCGATCTACGCGCCCGCGCACTCGCCGCTGAACACGAAGAACATCGAGCGCATTCGCCATCTGCGGCCCGACCCTGAGCGCATGGGCAACGACGAGGAAGGCGCAAAGCTCGCCTTCATGACGGCGCGCTGGTCGCAGATCGAGCCCGCCTATGAGGCGTGGATGAAGGGCCAAGAGCTTCCCTCCAGCGGCACGCCGCTCGCCGCGTGGCCCGGCATCAATGCCGATCAGGTCGAAGTCTTCCGTCAGGTCGGCATTCGTAGCGTGGAAGAGGTCCGCGACCTCTCCGAATCCCAAATCGATCGCGTCCGCCTGCCGAACATGCGCGATCTGCGCACCCAGGCGAAGCTGTTCCTCGAAAACGTCGGCGCGGCAGATGCGGCGGCGCGCGAGGCGGCGCGCGACCTCGAACTCGAAAGCTTGCGCGATCAGCTGGCAGAATTGAAGGGCCTGCTCGGCGCGCCCAAGGCTGCAGCAAGCGACGATTTCGACGTGAACACCGCCGACGCCGACACGATCCGCGCCGAACTGGAGAAGCGGGGCGTCTCGTTCAAGCCGGAATGGGGTCTGCCGAAGCTGCGCGCCCTGCTGACGGCTGAGGCCGCCTGATGACCGTCCTGTCCGTCGTCCAGGCGGCGAGCATGGTGCTCGGTCTCACCAGCCCCAGCACCGTCTTCGCCAGCACAGACCGGCAGTGGACGGAGATGCAGGCCGTCGTCAACGAGGCGGCGGCCACCATCGCCGACGCCTTCGACTGGCAGCGGCTTCTGCGCACCCACACGATCACCGGCAACGGGACGGCGGACGCCTTTGACCTACCGTCCGACTTCCGACGCATGAAGATGGATGGCGCGCTTTGGTCGAGCCGCGTGCGGGACAACATCATCCATCTGGCGGACGCGGACGATTGGCTGGCGCTCGACACCCGGCCTGTCGTCCCTCACAACGGCGTCTGGTGCCTCTTCGGCGACCAGCTGCACATCCGCCCGGTGATGTCGTCGAGCGAGACTGCGCGCTTCTTCTACGTGAAGAACACGATCGTCTCGGGCAACAAGACGGCCTTCACCGATGACACCGACACGTTCGTCCTCGACGAGCGCCTGTTGAAGCTCTGCACCATCTATCTCTGGAAGCAGGCCAAGCAGCAGGACTTCACGGCCGAGCTTTCCGATTATGAGATCCTGCTTGCGCAGCTGATGCGCCGGGATCGCGGCTCGCTCTCGATCGTCAGTGGCAACACGTGCCGCGCGCGGGGCAACACCTGGCCCGGCAAAGTCTCGGACGCGCCATGAAGAGCCGCCGCCTCGCCATGAACGCCAGCCGCAAGCGGGGCGGTGGTGCGCGCGTTGCGACCCTGCCGGCACCTATCGGCGGCTGGAACACGTCCGAGAACCTGACCATGGCATCGCCCGGCACGGCTCTGGTCATGGACAATTGGCGGCCGACGCAGACCGGCGCCACGCTGCGCGGCGGGTCGATCACACGGGCGACCATCTCGCTTGCCGGCGATCCCGTCACAAGCCTGATGTCCTACAACGGATCGACGGCGCGCCGTCTGTTCGCCGCGTCCAAGACCGCAATCTTCGATGTCTCGACGCCCGCCGATCCTGTCGTCCCGCCCGCCGCTGCGGTCTCGGGGCAGACCAAGGGCTACTACGCCTTCCAGAACTTCACGACCTCGGGCGGCGCGTTCCTGACCGCCGTCAACGGCGCGGACCCCCTCCTGCTGTTCGAGCCGTCGCAGGGCTGGAAGAAGATCACCGGCACATCGACGCCGGCCATCACGGGCGTCTCGACCTCCCTCCTGTCGCATGTCTGGGTGTACCGGAACCGGGAATTCTTCATCCAGGCAGATTCGCTGCGGGCTTGGTATCTGCCGGTCAACTCGATCGCGGGCGAGGCCAAGCTGATCGACATGAACGGCGTGTTCCAGCGCGGCGGGGCGCTCCTGTTCGGCGCAACATGGTCGGTGGACACGGGCGACGGGCTCGACGACAAATGCGTGTTCGTCACGACAGAGGGTGAGGTCGCCGTTTACACGGGCGCGGACCCGAGCTCTGCGTCGTCATGGTCTCTCCAGGGACGCTACGAGGTCACCCGCCCGCTTGGGCCGCGCGGGATCATGTATGCCGGCGGCGATCTGGTGATTGCGACCGAAGACGGCATGATCCCGCTGAGCGAGGCGGTGAACAAAGACCCGAGCGTCCTGAACTTCGCAGCCATCTCCAAGCCGATCTTCCGCGACTGGCAGGATGCGGCGCGCGATCGGCGAACGCTCCCTTGGGAGGTCGTGAAGTGGCCCGAGAAGGGCTATGCGATCGTCTCGACGCCGATTGCCGCGCCTGGGCAGGAGCCGTCCGCGTTCGTCGTCAACACCGTGACCGGCGCGTGGTGCCGCTACACGAATTGGGATGTGCGCTGCCTGCTGCTGCACGCTGGCCGGCTCTATTTTGGGACCGGCGACGGGCGGATCAAGGAAGCCGAGATCGGCGGCAACGACGATGGCGCGGCGATCTATTACACGCTGATCGGCAACCCGGATCACCTCGGCTCGCGCGGCGTGCTGAAGTCGGTTCGGCAGGCGCGCGCCACCTATCGCTCGTCCACGCCCTTCATCGACCGAGTGTCGGCCTCGATGGACTATCAGACCGCGCTACCCGCGCCGCCGCCGACCGCAACCAATGTCACCGCGAATGAATGGGACGCCGGCAAATGGGATGAGGCGAAATGGGATGCGCCCGAGCCGCCCGCCTCGATCATGCAGGCATGGGTCTCGATCGGCCTGAGCGGCACGGTGATGCAGTATCAGGTCCAGATCACCGGCGCGCTGACGGCCATTCCCGACACCGAGCTTCTGAGCATCGATGTCAGCTACGAGCCGGGCGGGGTGATCGTCTGATGCGGCTTCTCTACGGAGACGACCGAGCCGTGATCGAGTTCGTGTCGATGATGCTGCCGAACGACCGAACCGCCTTCGCCAACGCGCGTGGGATCGGGGTCCTCGACGACGACGGGCGGCTCGTCGCCGGGGTTCTCTACCATGGATGGGAGCCCGAGGCCGGCGTGATCGAGATGAGTTCGGCCAGCCTGTCGCGCCGCTGGCTGACGCGTCCGGTGCTCGACGCCATCTTCCGCTACCCGTTCGAGGGCATCGGCTGCCAATTGGTCGCCCTGCGCGTCTCCGAGCGCAACACGCACCTTCATCGTATCCTTCGCGCTTTCGGGTTTGCGGAGTTTTTCATTCCTCGCCTGCGCGGTCGCGACGAGGGAGAGATCATTTTCACGCTGACGGACGACGCTTGGCGCTCGGGCCGCTTTCAGAAGGGGGCCACGCATGGGCAAGAAGGGCGGGAGCGCTCCGCAGGCGCCTGATCCGGCACAGACGGCGGCGGCGCAGACCGGAACGAACGTCGCAACGGCCATCGCGAACAACGCGCTCCAGAACTACAATCAGGTCACGCCGGACGGCACCCTGTCGTTCAGCCAGACCGGCACCTCCGCGTTCACCGATCCCACGACCGGCCGGACCTACAACATCCCGCGCTACACCGCGACGCAGACGCTTTCAGGCGCGCAGCAGGCGATCAAGGACCAGAACGACGCCTCGTCCCTGAACCTCGCACAGATCGCCAACCAGCAGTCCGGCTTTCTGGGCGGGTATCTGGCGCGGCCCGTGAATGCGGATGGGCTCCCGGCCGGCGGCGATGCGTCTACGATCCAGGCGGCGAACTACAAGCAGTATGGCAGCGGTCCGCAGCTGGCGACGACCTATGGCACCGACTTCTCGGCCGATCGGCAGCGGGTCGAGGATGCCATGTTCACCCGCGCCAACACGCAGCTGACCCGCGACCGCAGCGCGCTCGAAACCTCGCTCGCGAACCAGGGCATTCGCGTGGGCTCCGAGGCCTACAAGTCTGCGATGGACGACTATAACCGGGGCGTGAGCGATCAGCGCACGTCGATCATTCTCGGCGCGGGGCAGGAACAGTCGCGCCTTGCCGGGCTGGAAGCACAGCGCGCCAGCTTCTCGAACTCCGCGCTCCAACAGATGTTCGCCAACGATCAGACGACGACGGACGCGAACAACAATCTGGAAGACCGCCGGCAGGCCTCGCAGACGAACCGCTTCAACGCGGCGAACACGCAGCGCCAGAACGCGCTGAACGAGATGTTCGCTCTTCGGAACCAGCCCCTGAACGAGATTTCCGCACTCACGTCCGGCTCCCAGGTCTCGACGCCCAACTTCGTCAACCCGCAGTCCGCTTCTATCCCGACCGTCGATTATGCCGGCCTCGTCCAGCAGAACTATCAGTCCCGCATGGCGGCTTGGCAGCAGCAACAGGCACAGAAGCAGAGCACGCTGGGCGGCCTGTTCAGCCTCGGTTCGGCGGCAATCATGGCGTCCGACCGTCGCCTGAAGTCCGACATTCGCCGCGTCGGCACCGGCCCGCGCGGTCTCGGCGTCTACACCTATCGCTACGGCGGGAAGGGGGCGGTCCAGCTGGGCTTCATGGCCGACGAGGTAGCTTCTGTCGTGCCCGAGGCGGTCATCGATCGTCCGGACGGCTTCAAGGCTGTGGACTATGCCCGCGTGATGCAGGAGGCCGCATAATGTCGCTCAACTCGTTCATTTTCGGCGGCGACACCGGCCAGACGCCCGAGAGCCTTCGCCGAAACCGGGCAGTCGCTGAAGCGATCTTGGCGGGCGCGGCGCGCTCGTCCACGCCCCGGAATGTCGGCGAGGGGCTAGGCGCGGTCGCGAAGGCGCTTCAGTACCGGCTGGCACAGAACAAGGTCGCGGAGGGCGAGGCGCTTCAGGCCGAGAAGCAGAAGGATATCTGGGGCCAGCTGTCTGCCGGCGCTGGCTCGTCCTTCGGCGCAGGAGCCGGCTATGGCGGTGCGACCGGCGCGATTGCGGACGCGAGCCCGACCCCGAGCGGTCAGGCGATGGCGAACCTCAAGCCCGCCGAGCGCGAAGACTACGTGATGAACTACTACCTGGGGAAAGGCTTGGCCCCTCATCAGGCGGCAGGCTTCACGGGCAACCTCATTCAGGAAAGCTCGCTCAACACGGGCGCGCGCAATGCCGGCGACGGGCAGGACGGCTCTGACAGCATCGGTATCATGCAGGCCAACGGCGACCGCGCGCGGAACCTGATGGCGTTCGCCAAAGGCACCGGCCGAGACGTTGGCGACATCAACGCCCAGCTGGACTTCACGCTGCACGAAATGGGTCTTGGCGATCCCGAATGGCGCAGCCTTCCGGGCTGGGGCTCCGAAGCGCGAGCCGGCGAGCAGCTGAAGAACGCGCGGGACATCCAGTCGGCGGCTGCGGCGGGCATCTCCTATGAGCGCCCCGCCGGCTGGAGCGCGGCGAACCCGACCGGCGGCCACGGATGGGACAATCGTTTCGGCCACGCCCAGCGCCTTGCCGGCATGGGTTTCGGCCAGCAGCAGGACGCTGCGCCCGCGCCAGCCCCCCAGCGCGGCCCGGTGCAGGTAGCGAGCCTTGATCCATCCGCCGGCATGGCCGAGGCGATCGACCCGCGAAATCTGGCTGTCGGGCAGGGAATGGCTGCTGCCGGCATGTCACCGGTCGCCTCGGCGCTCAATTCCGGTCGCGCACCTACGAAGACCGCCGGCCTGTCGCCCGTCGCTGCCGCGCTGAACCCCAGCCTTCAGCCGCTCCCCGCACCGCGCGAGGTCGGCGCGAACCCGGTGCCGCCGCAGGACAATTGGGCCGGGCTGCGTGATGTTGGCGGGCAGGCCCCGCCGCTCGCGACCGAACCGCCCGCGCCGGCCCCGGTGCAGATGGCGCAAGCCGGCGGTGCTGATCCGCGCCTGCTCATGTCGATCATCTCCAACCCGTGGGCGTCAGACGAGCAGCGCCAGCTGGCGACCATGATGCTCCAGCAGACGCAGCGGCAGTCGCAGCTGTCGCAGGCTCGCGCCTACGATCGCGCCGACACGCTGGATCAGCGCGCCTACCAGGATCGCGTCCGTCAGGAAGGCTATGCGCGCCAAGACGCCGCCCTGAAGCAGTGGCAGCGCCTCGACGACGACACGCTCTTCAACCCCATGACCGGCGAAACGCATCAGATCCCGGTCGCCCCTGGCGCTGCCCCGAGCGACCTCGGCCTGAATCCGCAATACGGCATCGACGAGAAAGGCAACCCGGTCCTGATCCAGTTGGGGAAGGACGGCAAGGCTTATCGAACTGCAATGCCCGAGGGCGTCACGCTGTCGAAAGAGCCCATCAAGATCGATGCCGGGACGCACTATGTCCTCTACGATCCGATCACCCGCCAGCCTGTGGGGCAGGTTCCGAAGGACAATCGGGGCGCGGCGGCCGACACCGAGTTGGGCAAGGCTGAGGGCAAGAGCAAGGGTGATGCTGTCGCCAGCCTTGGCACCGTCCGGCAGGTCGCATCGCAGATCGACGCGCAGATTCAGAGTGTGCTCGACGACCCGAACCTTGATAGCTCGGTCGGATCCTTCCAGGGGCGCCTTCCAAGCTTCCGACAAGGGGCGGTGGACTTCGACAAGAAGCTCGAGCGCCTTCAAGGGCAGACCTTCCTTCAGGCGCGCGAGTTCCTGCGCGGGCAGGGCTCCATCACCGACTTCGAAAGCCAGCGTGCCGAAGCCGCCATGGCGCAGCTGTCCACCGCCCAGAGCGAGCAGCAGTTCCGGGCGGCGCTTGCCGAGTTCCGCGATGCAGTTCGCTCAGGCGTCGCCAAGGTCGAGATGATGGCCGGTCAGGGCGCGCAGGGTGCCGCTCCCGCGCAGGCCTCGGCTCCCGCCGCAACCGCCCCGGCGGCGGGCAACTACCGCTGGAACCCTGCGACCGGTAAGATGGAGCCGATGTGATGGCGGAAATCCGCATTCAGGGGCCGGATGGCTCGTCGTTCTCGTTCCCCGAAGGAACGCCCGGCGATGTGATCGAGACCGCGATGCGCTCGCACTACGGCGCACCCAAACCCGAACCTCAGAAGCCCTCGAATCCGCGCGTTCAGTCCGGCGCGGACGCGGCGATCCTGGGCGCGCTCGACAGCATCCCGTTTCTTGATGAAGCCGCGTCCGGCATTGATTGGGCACTGGACAAGCTGCCGGGCCGGCGGGGTCGATCCTATGACGAGCTGCTGAAGACCAACCGAGACGAGTTCGCCGGGGCGCAGAAGGAATATCCGACCGCCTATCTCGGCGGCCAGATCGCGGGCGGCGTGGCGCAAGGGGTCGGGCTGGCGGGCGCGGGTCTGTCCATGGCTGCAAATGCTGCGCGCAGCGGGGCCGGTCTTGCTCGGACTGCGTTCACGTCAGGTATCGACGGCGCGCTGATGGGCGGGGTTCAGGGAGTGGGCGCTGGCGAGGATTTTGAAGGACGCCTTGGGGGCGCGGTCACAGGCATTGGTGGCGGTTTCGCCCTTGGGTCTGCCGCCCCCTATGCGGTGGCCGGCGCAACTGCTGCAGCGAAACCCCTTATCGCGCCGCTCATGTCACGCGTTCGGCCGCAGGGCTTCGCCAACAACGCCCTATCCGATGCCATGCGGCGCGGCGGCGTGTCTGCCGACGACGTGGTGCAGCGACTGGAGGACGCGTCGTCGGACGGCCAGATGGCGTTCAACGTGGCCGACGCGATCGGGCATTCTGGGCGGCGGATGCTGTCCACCGTGACGCGGACGCCGAATGATGCCCGACAGGGTGTCGTCGAAGCGCTGGAGGCCCGCCAGATGGAGCAGGGGCGACGGGTGGCCGGCGCATTCTCCGACGCGTCAGGCTCGCCGATGACAGCTGACGAATACAAGACGGCCCTTGAGAACCTTCGATCGACTGAGGCTGGCATCAATTATGGCCCTGTCATGAGTGAGACCGCGCCCATCGACGTGAACGGCGCGGTGGCGCAGGCGAACAGCCGCATCAGTCCTCTTGCTGACCAGTTCGCGCGCTCGCAAGGCGCGGTGCCGACCGACCTTTCTGTCCGTTCCTCGATCGAGGCCGGCGAGGCGCAATTGCGCGATCCGATCCGCGAAGCCCTCAAGACGGCTCGGTCCTATCTCGCAGGAGAGAACCTGACTGCATCGAATGTTGGTCAGGCCTTCCGCGCGAAGACAAACCTCGACCGAATGATCCGAGACGCGGCGGACAACAATCGAGGCGGCGAAGTCGAAGCGCTTCTGCCCGTTCAGCAGGCTCTGGATGATGCCTTGGCGCGCACGTCGCCGACCTATGCTGCTGCCCGAGACGCGTACAAAACGTCGTCAGCGCGAGTCGATGCAGTTGGCCTGGGCCGTAAAATGGACGCTGGGCGAACTCGGGTCGACGACAACCTCGTAGCGTTCGAGCAGCTGCCTGACGACGAGGCCCGCGCCGCTGCGCGTGTCGGCTTCTTCGATCCAAAGATCCGTGCAGCGGAAGGGAAGGCCGGCACCGGGGCGAACGCAGTCCGGCCCTACATCTCGGAAAGTGCACGCCGCGAGCTTCCGGCGTTCGCAGCGCCTGGCGAGGGCGATCTGCTCATGCGTCGCCTCGGACGCGAACAGACCATGTTCGAGACGAACCACGCCGCGTTGGGCAACTCCAAGACGGCTGACAATCTGGCCGATCAGGCGGACATGGCGCGCTTCGATCCCGGCGCCTTTAGCGCTCTGCTGCAAGGTCGGCCGGTCGCTGCTGCCATGTCCCTCGTCGCCCAGGCGTTGAACGAGGGAAAGGGCCTGCCGCCGCCGGTTCTGAACCGTGTTGCTCAAGCCCTAATGGAGACCGACCCACGCGCAGCGCGCGCCGTGCTCGAGGCCGCGCAGGCGAAGGGGACGACGAACGATGCGGTTCGAGGCCGCGCCCTTGCGATCATGAATGCTCTGAGCGGATCAGGAGCGGGGCGGCTTGCCGCGCCATGAGGCCGGGACGCGGTTTCCGGTCATTTCGATCGCCCAGCCGGCGAGGCCCATCCCAGACGCAGCGCCCAAGGCGATGCCCGTCCAGTCTGGAGACCAAAGGGTGAAATATCCGATCCAAGCGAACGCAAGCAGCCCGAACCCCAGCAGCCAAGGAGACTTGGACCGATCGGGCGGTGGTTCGTTCGGATCGTGTTCGATGACTGGCGGCATATCCAGTTTGTATCAAAGGGTGGTGCACTTGCCTATCGCTAGGCTTGGCGTGTCGCTGTCGGTATCTTTGCCGTCGAGATACCCGATCGGATAGACGGTTTGAAACCGCATAGACTTCGTGTTGATCGTCAGGTCCGTCAACATGACTTGGCAATCAAGGCTTCCTGTCGCGGTTCCATTCGCAAAAAGCCGCTCAACGCATTGGCCTTCCAGTTCAAACCCAGTTTGCTTCGCTGTTATGGCGCCATTCGGGAGACGCTGGACGATGTATATTTCGGGAGGGCCTTTTAGAAACGCTTCCTCCCAGGTTTTCCCCTTCAGCTTGAAGCCAACAGTTTTCTCGATGACGCAGATATAACCAGATCCCGCAGCCGCAGGGGCATAACTCATCAATAGTGCGGCCATGCCAGCGATTGCGCGTCTTTTCATGCGATCCCCCACAAACTGCGGCGAGAATATGGCGCACAATCTGAGAGCGAGCAACGAGCCAACATGTCTTTCATCTTCGACGGCAACGAGACGCCCGAGCAGCGCGCGGCGCGCCAGAAGCGCGGCATGGATGCACTTGCGGCAGGTGCGGCCCAGCCGGCGCAGAATGTCGGTCAAGGCATGTCGGCAGTCGCGCAGGCGCTGGCCTATCGCGCGATGGATGCGAACAAGACGCCAGCCGACCCGTGGGCAGGGATGCGCGAGACGGGCGGTATGGCGCCGGGCGGCGGACTGTCGGCTCGGCTGATGAAGCTCTTCGGGGCCTGACAGATAGACAGCCATCAGGCGGCGAACCGGCCGCCTTTTTCATGGATTCGCCATGCCCCGCGTCAACGGCATTTATCAGCTTCCGCCAAACGTCTACGGCGCGCCTGGGGGCACGATCCAGAGCGCCAAATACAACACCGTCATCGATGATCTGGCCGCCCTCCAAAATGAAGCGCGGCCCATCACGGCAGGCGGCACGGGCGCACAGGACGCGGCAGGTGCGCGTGCCAATCTCGGCGTCACCGACGAGCTTGCCAAGAAGCTCGACCTGACCGGCGGGACGCTCACCGGCGCACTTGGCGTCCGCCATTATCTCAACGTTCGCGGCACCGATCCGCAGGGCGCGGAGGCGAACCGGCACGTGCTATTCCAGAAGGGCGACGGCGTGTCGGCCGGCCTTCTGTTCAGCCAGTTGAGCGACAATTCCCTGCATTTACAACGCTTTACCTTGGATGGAACGACTGTTCAGGGCTCCCTTGATATGACCGGGACCGGCATCACCTACAACGGGCAGGAGTTGCAGCGGGAAGGGCGCAACAGCCTCGCGAACATCGAAATTCAGAAGACCAACCCGGAAAGCATCCTCCATTACCCCGGCATCATCCGTTACGGGATGCTCGTAACTTCGGATTCGCGCTGGCATCTGCGAGACGCTGGCACGGGTGAGGACAAGCTTTCGGTTGGCGCCGATGGTAGCCTTTCGACCAAGCAGCTGGGCGACTTGGCAACCTACATCGGCGCGCGCGTCCTGCGCACCGGCGACACCCTGACCGGCAATCTGCAAATTCAGAAAGCCGATCCGCAGTTTCAGCTTCATACGCCAGGGGTTCGGATTTGGGCATGGCGAGGCCTGTCGAGCGGCGATGTCGATTTCATCGACAGCAGCGGCGGTCGCCAGATGGTCGTGTTCCAGCTGGACGGGAACGTGAACTTCCCCCAAGCCGGCACGAACATCACATCATTGCGCGACGTGTCGAACGATGCTTCCGCAAACTGCGTCCGCGATCTACGTCTCGTCAGCGTCGTAACGGTCGGAACTGGCGAAAACCTAAACAGAGTTCTGACTGGCGTCGGTTCTAGCGGCACCGCCTTTGCTCGGACGCTCCAACGCTACACAAACGGTGCCGGTTGGCAGAACGTTAACTTCGCTTGATGGGGGCACGTATGATCACGTCGCACGGGAAGTTCTCCCAGACTGAGACAGGCCGGTTCGTCAACGAGGGCGGCACCGATTGGGCCAATTATGCCAACTCGCGTTGCCGCTTCGATGAGCGGGGCGCGCCGTTGGAGTTGCCCGGCACGAACTTCTACATCATCCACGAGGGCGCCGTTGTCCTCGGCGCGGCCGATCCGACAATGCTCGTGCCGAGTGGCGGAATGGAAGTGGTCGAGACGGACGCGACAGTCGCCATCGGCTCATCGTTCGTGGACGGCGCATTCGGTCCTCAGCAGCGCAAATTCCCGCCGATGCAGAAAGCGGACTTCTGGCTGGCTGCGCTGAAGCTCGGCATCACCGAGGACAAGGTGTCGGCCGAGATCGACAAGCTGCCCGGCGACGAAGCCGAGAAGGCGCGGATCGAAATGCGCTACCGCGCCTCGTTCGAACGAAACCACCCGCTGCTCGGTCTCCTGTCGTCCAAGCTGGGCCTGACGGGCGAGCAGATCGACGGGATGTGGCCGAGCGCCTGACCCTCACCCCCTCAGACCGAAAGCATGGCCGCCGAGCGCGGCTTTTTTCATGAGGGGCATCCATGCCGTTCCAGCGACCCGGCGTCGGCTTGACGCCGCAGACCGCCGTCACCGCGACAGCGACCATTGCCGTGGACGGGAACGGCGAAATTGCCGCCGTCACGCCGCAAGTCTACGCGCTCGCGGTGAACGGCACCCTCACCAACGCATCGAGCATCCGGGGCGGCGACTACCTTTGGGCGGCGGAGGCGACGGCGTGGAACGGCGCGACGGCCACGCTCCAAGTGCTCGGGCAGGACGGCGTGACATGGCGCAATTTGCGCAACGCCGCCAACTCGGCCGATGTGACGCTCTCGGCCAACGGGCAGGTCGGTCTGGGCATCGGGCAGGGGTCTAGCCTTCGCGTGTCAGTGACGGCGGGCTCGCCGGCTGGCTTCTACTCGAATCTAGCGGGGCTCTGATGGTTTCCCGCGCGCTTCTCAACGGCTGGCCGCTGGCGCCTGGCTTCAGCAAATCGACGCCCGTCATCTCGGGTGCGCTCGTCAACACGGTGATGGGCGGCCTGATCTGCAACAACGTCCTGCCAACCTCTGGCAGCAAGACCCGCTTTAAGGGCCGTCGCGCCTATCCGTTCGGGGTCTTCCCGCCTGCGTTCGTCCAGCCGACCTTCTGTCCGTTCTGGACTGGCGGCACGTTCGGGCAGCGCGAGGTGGCCGCTGCGCAGGACATCACCATCACGAAGGCAGCACTCGTCTATAACGGCCGGCCTGTGCCTGTGACCTACAATGGCGCACGCACTTTCACGATCCCGGCGGGCGTGGCCGAATTCCGGTGCGATCCGGTTTTCCCTTCGAACTTCGGCGCGTCGCAGTTCCTTGGCCGGACCTTCCTCGAATATCGTCACATGTTCGACTTGGTGACCGGTCAGAGCGCGCCCTACTGCGATTACTCGACCGACTTCAACCAGTCTTGGCGGGCGGCGCCCGGCGACTTGCCGGACGACATCGACAGCACCGGGCCGATGGCCGCTTCTGGCTCGCTCGACGCGCTCAATATCTTCTTCCCCTCGATGATGCTCGGCCCGCTTATCGGCAGCTTCGCCTCGCTCGTTTTCCTCTTCGACAGTATCGGCCGTCAGCAGAACGATACGGGCGGTCTCGGCCGCGCAGGTGGCGGCTACATGAAGCGAGCCGCCTATGCCGAGGGGATCCCATTCATGACGGCGGCGGTCGGCGGCAGAACCGCCGAACAGACCGCGAATTCCCCGAAACTCCTGTCGCTATTGGAAGCTGGGCGCTTCACTGATTTGCACATGGGGCTCGGGACGAATGAACTCGCCGGTTCGCGCGATCTGTCGCTGATCATGTCGGACAATCGCGCGCTCTGGGCTTCTGCGCGCAGGGGCGGCATTCGAACGATCACGCAGAGCAATATCCAGCCGCGCGTGACGGACAACACCTATAAGTGCACCGACCTCGCCAACCAATCGCCGGTCGCCGGGTTCGAAGCGGGCGGTCGCCGCGACCAGTTCAACGCCGCCCTGGCCGCCGAACGCGGCGTGAATGGCGGCCCCGATGTCATCTTCCCGTTCTCCAGCTACTGCGCGGACGCGTCGAACCCGAGCCTGTGGCGTGTCCCGGCCTTCAACGCCACCCTGACGGCCGATGTCGTGGCTGGCGCGACCAACATTCAAACCAGCGCGGCGCCCGACCCTCTGGACAATCTCGTGTTCGAGCCGGGGAACGCTTCGAACGTCGATATTGGCGGGCAGGGCGGGCCGCGCGTGGCGTCTGTCTCCGGGGCCGCATCTCCATTCACAGTGTCGTTCGTCCCGAGCACTTCCAACCCTTGGAATAACACGGCTGACGGTGCGCTTGGCACGCCTGGAAAGGCGCACCTCTCAGGATCGGCTGTAAAAGCATCGATCGGCACGGACGGAACGCACGCGGCCACGGCCGCCCATGTGGCCGCTGCGACTGATCTACGCGCGATTTATCGCGGGCTCAGCGCGGATAAGCCGAACCGCTACATGATCGCGTCCAGCCGCCACGTCATGGCCGGTGATTGGGGTACGGGTAGTGCCGCCTTCACGACAAACAACGACGTTGCCAAATGGGACGGCGGCACCGCCACGGTCAGTTCCAAGTACCATTATCGACGCGTCAAGGTTCGCACGTCTGCCTGGGGCGTTCCCCTCACGGAGGCAATGCACCTTTTCGATAACAGCGCGATGTCGATCTATGGCGTTCGCCCGAGCAAATTCGCGATCACCATTCAGCGTGCCGAATACCGGGACATGTCGGATAACCTCGTGGAGGTCTGCAAATTCAAGGGTGCGGCGAGCTACACTCTTCAGCCGCTGATTTACGACTTCATTTGGCACGATCCGCTTGTAGGCACGCTCCAGCCCGATACCGACTATTGGCTGGACCTCTACGACAACTCGCCCGATGGGTCCGCCTTCCCGGTCATGCTCACGCGCTATCTCGCAGGCGAGTGCTCGACCACCGGCAACAGCGATCTCTCGCTGACCACGCCCAACAAGACGCAGGTTTTCACGCCGATCGGCGGTATGTTCGGGCCGAGCTGCTTCATCGCCAAGGGATGTCCAGCCGGGCGCGCGGTCGCCCTTCTCATCGGAACGTCCATCGCGGACTACACGACCGATGGTGTGCCCTTCATCAACGATCGCGGCGTGTCCGGCTTCATCCAGAAGGGTCTGAACGCCAACTCGCAGGGCGCACGGATCGATGTCTTCTCGGCCGCGCGCTTCTCGACCAACATGTCCACCGTCTACCAGGACAATCTTGGCGACGGGCAGGCGGGCGTGAACGGGCCGACACGTTCCCTGGTGACGCACCTGAAGGCGATCTTCGGCGCGCTCGGCCAGAGCAAGCCGCCCTTCAACGTCGTCGTCAGCGAGCATGGGCGGAACGACGTTAATCGTGGCTTCGCGGCGATGAAGATCGTGGCGACTGCCATGTACAACGCTATCCGGCAGGCATGGCCGGGCATCCCGATCGCCCAGACGACGACCCCGCCCTCGACCAACTTCGGCGGAGCCCCGTCGAACAACACCGCTTGGACGACAGAGGCCGACCAGACAGCCGACGCCAACAACGGCACGACTGGTTCTTGGGCCGACTGGACAGCCTGGGTGCTGGCGGGCGGCGATGGCCTCATCAACGTGCCGATCGACAGTGCAGCGCCGATCCGCAACGGCACGAAGTGGAAGGAGCAGGCGTTCTCGGCAACGTTCATGGATGCGGCGGCTCAGAGCCTCGACCTGCGCACGGCAACCGTCAGGCTCTCCGCGCAGGCCCCCGTTGGGGCCACGCTGGTCTTCGAGCCGGGCACGGCCAACACCGGCTCTTCAGGGCTCGATTTTCAGCGGAGCTACAACGTGCTGACGACGGCGGCCAACGCCAACGGAGGCTTCGACACCACGCTGCGGCCTGCCTCCCGAAGCCCCAGCTTCGCCGACTTCACGAAATCCGGTGGTCCGACCTATCAGCTTCAATTCGGCCACGCTGCCGGTGCCACGGTCAAGCTGTCGCTCACGAACGACGGCATCCACCCCAACCAGATGGCGCAAGCTCTGATGGCCGCTCAGGTGACGGCGGCGAAGCCGTCCATCGCGTCTCTTGCGGCAGCCTACGAAGCCGCTGCCTGACCCAAACCAGCCCGGCCATAGCGCCGGGCTTTTTCATGCCCGCTGGAGGCAATCATGGAAAAGAACTTCCGCCCCTCGATCGCGCTCGTCCTGAAGGATGAGGGCGGCTATTCGAACCACCCCGACGACAAGGGCGGCCCGACGATGAAGGGCGTCACGCTCGACACGTTCCGGCGCTATGTGAAGCCCGACGCCACGGCCGAGGATTTGAAGCGCATCAGCGACGATCAGGTGGCCGTCATCTACAAGCGCCAGTATTGGGCCAAGGTCATGGGCTCGGACCTGCCGGCAGGCGTGGACTATGCCGCCTTCGACTTCGCCGTGAACTCGGGGCCGGCGCGCTCGATCCGCTATCTTCAGGCCGTTGTCGGCGCGAAGCAGGATGGCGTCATGGGGCCGGCGACGCTCGCCGCCGTGAACGCCATGGAGCCGAAGGGCGTCATCACGGCGCTCAACACCGCGCGGCTCCAGTTCATGCGCCGCCAGCCCAACTTTACCACCTTCGGCCGTGGCTGGATGGCGCGGGTGAAGCGTGTCGAAGAGGAAGCGCAACGCATGGCCGCGCAGCCTCCAGAAGCGCCCGGCGTCGTGACGCAGTTCATCCCCGAGATTATCGCGGCCACCGTGCCGGGGCTCGACAAGCCGCTCGCTAAGTCCTCGATCGCATGGAGCTCGGTCGCACAGACGGCGCTCGGCGGCATGACCAGCTTTGCGGCCTTCGACTGGAAGGTGGCGCTGCCGATCGTGCTGGTGGCCGGCGCGCTCGGCGGCTGGATCATCTACCAGCGCGGGCGCTATGCCGGTAAACAGAGGGATGTGGAAGCTCTGGCGACGATCGAGGCCTGATGCGATACGAGCGAACCCCCGACCTGCGAGACGCGATCCTGTCGGCCATGAGGGCAGGGGTCAAGCCCTATGCTCTGGGCGACGGGATGCCTTCGCGCCATGTCGTCTACCAATGGCGGCTTGCCGATCCTGGCTTTGACGCGGCCTGCCGCTCGATCTTGGCCGGCCAGCGCAACGAGCGCCGACCATTCCCGCGCACCGACGCCCTGAAGGCTCTTGTCCTGAAGAGGTTGCGGGAGCGCCGCTATCTCGATCGCCTGGGCGACGACGTGCCGGCGACGCGCAGGCTCTACGAATGGCGCCGCGACGATCCCGCCTTCGACACGGCCATCCAGGAGGTGCAGGACGAAATCCGCCGATCCCGCGCGAAGCCCGCCGCGCCTCGCTCCGAGGCGGTGCCAGTGAATGTCCAAGCGGCTCGCCAGAGCGACCTGTTCGCAGCTGCCGATCGCGCCGTCAGCCGCTCCTACCCGCCGCACGTGCGCGACGACGTGGTGTCGGAAATCGTCCTGTCCGTCCTGTCGGGCGAGACCCGCGTCGAAGATATCGCGTCCGTCGCGCCCAGGTTCGTCACGGCCTATTGGCGCGGGCAGGAGGACTATCGCCATACCTCGATCGACGCGCCGTCTCCCTTCGACACGTCGCGGCCCCTCCAAGACCTCGTGACGATATTCTAGCGGCGTTTTTCATGCCGTCAGCGAGGCGAACAATCGCGATTGCAGGACGTTGAGAGAATGAGCACGACAGGCGAGGGCGGCAACATGCAGAAGCCAAGCTGGTTTTCGAACAACCTGACGCTCGGCAACGTCATCACCTTGATCACCATGTTGTGCGCTGGGATCTACGGGTATGGCAAACTCGAAAACCGTGTCGAGAATGTCGATCGCAACCAGTCCCGCGTCGAAATGCTCTCGAACGAGAAGTTTGCGGCTATCACGCGGACGGTTGAGGCGATCCCGAACCTCGCCTATCGCATCACCGCCCAGGAAGAGGCGCTGAAGCAGACCAACGCCCGTCTTGATGCCAGCCTCCAGACGCTCAGCCAGCGCATTGCCGAAATGAACCAGCTGCTCGGATCGGTAGATACGAAGATCGCGGTCCTGACGCAGCGCCTTGAGATGCAGACCCCGACCGGACGTCGTGCGAGCATTGTGCCGGGGCCGTGATGCTACGCATTCGTGGCCAAGCCGAACAACGTGGTTGCCATATCCATTCTTGTTATCGAGAGCCGGGAGAGGCGACCTCCTCCGGCTCACCAAAGTCTCTGCTATTTCAGATCGCGACTTTCACAGGTTCCGAATTCACACGAAATCGGCCAACTGCGTTCGGGCTCTTACGCAGGTTCATGTCAACATCGAAACCGAGAGCGAATAGATAGTTGAACAGCCGATCAACCGTGAACGTGTCCAAGCGCCCACGGGTGATTTTCGAGACCTTCGCTTGATCGGTGTCTAGAATTGCAGCAACCTGAACCTGCGTTAGTTTTCGATCCTTGATTGTCCGGGTGATGTGAAAGGCTATAGCTGCCTTTAATTCATCTACAGGGTCTCTTTCGATCCCAAGGTCATCGAAAACATTGCCAGAGCCTCGCTCGATGATGACCGTGTCATCTCTCACTTCTGGCATTAGCTTTCTCCTTATTTCTGTCTACTAGCCGCGCAGCATGATCTGCCTTCGCCGCCTTTAAGCGAGCTCTAACAAGGTCCATCTCACGCTTTGGTGTTTTTCTGCCAGACGTAGACTTCTTCTGGAACGCATGAAGTACGTACACGGCATTTTCTAAACATACCGTGTACACTGCCCGGTATGTATCTGTATCGAAGTCAGAAACAACTTCGATAACTCCTCCGCTGCCGAAATGCGACAGTGGGATAGAATTGATTGCTCTCTCACCTTTCTGGGCGAGATCCAAAGCAAAGCCGACTTCCTGCTTTACCTCACGCGGGAATGCACGGATTGATGCGCGACTGTTCCCCATCCAGAAGACTTCTTTCGGCATGCTTTACCCTCCCAGGACGGCTCACCCCGTCTCTGTATCGTTTGGTGTCTTTGCTTCTCGGCATGGTGTGACCTCCCCTTAGCATTTTTATCGCTATGCCATTTTTGGCATATTGTCAATGGCGTAACTGCGGCAACCGCACAGCGTTCCACCCTGCTGTAGAAAAGCTACCGTGCGATCGGCAGCTCTGTCAGCCTGGTGGTCTACGCAGGGCTTTTCATCGCCCGCTTTGTGTCGAATGATTGCGCGCCGATCCCCACCGTCCCGAGCGCCAGCGTCTCGTGTCCATAGCGGGAGTTCATCGCGTCCATGACCGACATCAGGTCTGCGCCTCGGCTGTCAGTTGCGACGAAGAGGTCCGCCTGCTCCCGGCCCGCGTCGCATAGGTCTTCCAGCATTCCGCCGCATTTCGTGTAGACGCCGCCCTCCTGCCACATGCTCTCCACCATGCGGGACGCCCAGCACACGATGACGCGGGTGTCGTTGGTCTGAGGAGAGAGGCGGCAGGAGCGCTGCGCGGAGGGCGCGTTGGCCTTCCGGCCGTTTTCATGCGCAAAGCCGATCAGCCAGCCGGCCATTCACTGGTCACGCTGGCCTTTGGCATCCCTCGAAACGCTTTAGCTATCGTCCAGTGCGCAATTTTGCCAAGTAAAATTAAATACGTCGATTGACAACGTCCGTAAGAAAAAACAGCGCCCAAAACGTTGTCAAGCAAAATGAGGCGAGTAGCAACGAAAATACGCCCGCTGTTAACTGTTGCACCGCGATCTCAGCCCATCGGGTTCCAAGAACGATCCAACTAACTGGTTCACGAAAAGCTTTTATGGTTATTATGAATATGAGGAGAGAAAAACCCAGGAAAGAGAGATAACCGAGAAGGTAGCAAACGAACTGCCTTGTTGTCAGCATTGCGCCGTCCAACGTCACAGGTGCCCCTGTAAGCCGTCGATCGATTGCCTCCCCTGGCGACGCCATCGCAACTGTTGCCAGCGCTCCGATCAAGAATGGCACTGCCATTTGGAGCAGCCCCTGCAAATCAATAAGAAACCCGTCGGCCCCAAATACGGTAATGCGTGAACCAGCAAGGTTGTAAGAGCCCCAAAGACAAAGCCCAACGATCGTTGGCAGAATGAAATCGTAACGCGTCTTGGTGGCTGCCTCAATCCAAAGGTAGCGTAGAGGGGCGAGCAGCGGCGATCGACGTCGTGCGCGTCCATGGTGGATATCGGGAAGACCTACGCGGCGTTGCGATTCCATAGTTCGTCCCGATCAAGCAGAGCTATCATTGCGTCACGAACATCGGTCTGAATTTCGTCGACCCACTTCCGCGGTGCGCCTTCAGTGACAATCTCTTCCTTTGGACACAAGAGCATATCGGTGGCGGCGTCCATTCCATCATGTAGGGAACCGCTGGTAGATTTACCGCTACGATGTTTGAAAAACAGGCGTGTCTTGAAGCCGCGTTCCTCGTAGATTCGACGCAAGGTCAGCAGCCAACCTTTCCGTTCGTTAGGGTCGGAGGGCCCTTGCTTCGCAGATATGCGCAATTCAACGTCTGCAACGACTTCGTCCTGAATTACCTCGGTTTGGTCGGCAATCGTTTGCCGCTCCGAACGCTTGGTGAAAACCATTTGGGATACCTCCCGGTCGATCCCTGCCATCGCCCGACTTACGTCAGCCACCAAAGTGAGATCAGGATGGTATTTAGCGCTGCCAGGTTTCTTTGGACCTCGTTTTCCTTCCCTAGGAATAGGGAATTCGAAGCCATTTAGCTTTGCTACTCGTCGCAACTGTCGTCGAAAGAATGTTCCAATTGTCCGGCGGCTGATACCCGCAACCGACTCCACCACGCAGCGATACGTGCCATCGTCGCGGTCGTCTCCACTCGGCAAGCGCACGACGACGTGGGCAGAGAAAGAGCCCCGCTCGTGCTCGTCGCCAGCGATATCCCGGCCTTTCATGCTTACAACATGAAGGACCGGCATAGAACGGATCGCTTGATCCACTGCGTCGAAGAGGAGAGTGGCATAACGACGACTGTTAACTTCTGTGAAGGTGATCTTCTTAAGCCGAATGAAATCGCTTCCGACGCCATCCTTTACGCGTTCAGCATCGTCGTTTGAGTCGTTGCGCTCCGCGTCGAAGAACTCGATTGCGAAACCTTGTTGCACTCGACGTTCGAGGAATCGTAGCAATTCGTCCGCACTGTGAAGCGGAGGCTTGTGCTCTTGGGCGGCACGGCTACGGCTCGAGCTTATCATATGGTTGAGGAACACAAGCCTAGAATGATGCTCGCCTTCATTGGATGTGTCGACCCCCGCCTCCTGCAGCGGCTCGACAGCCTGCGGCAGGTGCCCAGTTTCATCCATATCTTCAACTGCTGCGATTGA